CTAGTCGCAGCACGTCCAAGACCCCCAATCATGTGAGTTAAACCAAAACCGTAGAAGCCTAACCCAGGCATGAACTTATAATGTACAAAATATTGAATTGTTTGTTTTAAAGGATCGTTCTCCGCATAGTTCTTGCGGATAGCTAATACATCACCCTTACTTCTATCTATTGTTACGATGTATGGAAGTTTTATCCCTGTGAGCTCTCCTTGCTCGTCCTTGTCTTCAAAACCTTCTATCTCCATAACAGAGTGTATCTCTAAAATGTTCCGTATCTCGTCTTTATATGTCCTCGAAATCCCTTGAAGCTCATCTACCTTTTGCTCAACGGTATCTTCCTCGGTATCACCTGGTTCTCCTAGCTCAATGTCTCGATACATACCACCAACTTGAAGTTTTCTAACTTCATTGTCTGTCATCTTTAAAACATGGGCTATCCGTGGTGCAGTAACCAAATCAGTAGCAGTGTATGGAACCACTACATCTTGTGCCGCAACAAACTTAGATACAGGGCGACCTTTGGCTTCGTCATAGTAAACCTTCTTAAACGTGGAACCAGATAGCGGTAAGTAAAACAACATCTGGTCCATGTCTGGATCAAACTCTTCCATCTTCTCCATTATTAAATAATTCATAAAGTTCTTGACACGAGTAGCTTGACCCTCAGTCTCTGGGTTCGAAAGACCAATGACTTTTGTTTTCACAGGGCCACCAGAAGGCAATAATTCTTTATACGCTTGTGCTTGGAACTGAGTGACCGACTCAGCGATCAACGGATGTGTTACTCCAGAGGCTCCTTCAAACGGAACAGAACGATCAGTGCTCCCAACACCCAATAGATCTAATCCTTTAGTATATGTCTCTTCCCAAGAATCTCTTGATTGTAAGTCATCTTCAAACGACGCTCTAAGATCCATAGAGATTTCTTTAAGGACCTCTTCATCTAGATACTCGGCTAGATTAGAGTCATGCTCGATCATATCGTTTATGTCCATGCCGGTTGCTTCCGCAATAGCTTGAACAATAGCTCCACCTTCTCCGTCTGGAATAACTTCTGCCCCACCTTCAAACTCTTCCGGTGCCATTACTTCAACTTGTTGTCCCAACATTTCTTCTTGTGGTCCACCTTGCATAAGGCCTGAATCTACAATTGATCCCATTGGTTGTGGTGGTAGTGCCATTAGTAGTACTCCCTTTTCTGAGGGTAATAATCTTCTTCTATGTCTTCTCCTGCAAGAGAAACAAATCCCCCTTGCCGGAATCTCATTATAGCTAACGTCATACTATCACAAAAGTCATCATGATCACCATTAGGAAATGACGCAACCTCTTCTATCACTTCGTCTGTAAACTTCTTGTCCGTTGGTGCCCATACTACACCAGCTTCGAACATTGGTGCAACCATGTGCATACGAGTTATCTTATCCGTGCCTCTTCCAGGTGCAAATCCCAAGGCTGGTATGCCTCGAAGCCGCAACTCTTGTATCAAAGGAGTACCCGTAGCTTTCGCTTCTATCAATACCATATCGGGTTCCCAATACTCATGCTCATCAAACGCAACTTCCTTTAGTTCTGGAAAATTCCAACGCCCTCGCTTGGCATCCAGTAGAATTATGTTGTCTGGTCCGCCTTCTTCTGGGTTGAATATACCCCAAGTTGTGATCGCTGAATAGTCCGCAGTTTCTTTTTTTGAAAATGCCGTGTCATATGCCTGTAAAACATACGTTAATGGGGGTATTTTTTCCTTCTCCCAAGGCTGCCACCACTCTTTTTTAACGATTGCACCTTGTGAAGCAGTCGGTTGTTGTTGCCACTGCGCTGACCACTTAGCTACCGGAAGAGAGGCTTTAATAGACAATAATGCGTCTTTTTCCCAGAATTCAGGCCATAATGCCTTCTCAGAGGGTAATATCGCTGGAAATTCCACCACATCCCACTGATCGGACATGACATCTGCCCCTTGCGCGGCTAATAATCGGCCTGTCAAGTCCTTTTTTCCCCACCTCGTCATAACAATTATGATGGATCCACCCGGTTGAAGACGCTGTCGAGGACCAGAAGTGTACCATTCATACGCATGATCGAATGCTGTCTCACTTAAAGCATCTTGCTCCGAGTGTGGGTCATCAATAACAAACAAATCCGCACCACGACCCGTTACCGCAGCTCCTACACCCGCCGCAAAGTACTCACCACCAACACTTGTTTGCCATTTTCCCGCACCTTTGTTGTCTTCTTTAAGGTGCGTGTCTGGAAAAACCTCCTTATATTGAGGATCGTCTATTAAATCTCGTACTTTCCTACCAAAACGTACAGCAAGCTCCGTATTATGCGTGGCCTGAATGATTTTAAGCTTTGGATTACGGCCCAAGAACCATGCTGGCATGAGATAGGAGGCAAATTCAGACTTAGAATGACGAGGAGGCATGTTAATAATAAGTCTTTTTAGCTTACCTTGCGCCACTTGCTCGAGCTTCTCTGCAATAATCCTATGATGCCGCCCTTCAATGAAGTTGTCGTACACATGATGTGCAAACGGCATGAAGTGTTCTTGCGCCTCGTCCCTAATATCTAAACGTTTCTTAGCCTCGGTGAGGCTAAGTATTTCTTTTAACGCCTCTTCGGGAAGAGCTTGTAGATCCATTAGACTATATTTGGATAATTTTGAAGCTGAAGAATATCTGCCAAACTACCAACCCCTTGTTCACCTGGTTGTAACGTATACGGGCGAATCGGAGAAACCGCTTGAGGTGTATAGGCCGAAGGACCCATAGCAGGACGAACTGTTGGAGTAACCGGAGTTACCTCTTCTTCTACTTCTTCTACTTCTTCCTCAATAGGAACACAGACCGTTTCTCCGTTTTCTAATGTCATCGGTTCATAACCTTCAGGGCATCCAGTAGGACTACCGCCGCCACCACCGTCATCAGTATAACCGCCACCCGATGGATCGTATGTTTCACTTAAATCAAATATCTCAGAGCCATCATTGTACATGTTATCATTTAAACCATCCGGTGCCATCGCATCTCGGATTCGAGGATCTCGGTACTCGTAAGGTCCTTCTTGTTCTAACGGCATGTTGTTCTCGAAACCTGTAGCAGTGCCTAACTTAGCAATTCTTTTATTTCTTGCGTCAGCAATCACTGCCTCTATACCTAATATGTTGTCTGCATCTGAACTACCACTAGGAAAATTAGTAGTAGGTTCGGAAGCCCTCGGTGGAAACGCAAAAGGTTCTATCGGGCTCGCTGGAGAAACAATTTGGTTCTCCGTATTACCTATTTGATTTATAACCGGAGCGGGAGAAAATTCAGGAAGTGACGGAGTGGTGGAATACGAACTCATAGGGTTTTCATCGGATCGAATACCACCAAAACCAGCCAAGGGTGGGGTATACTCTTCCCTGAGACTCCCCATGTTTGTTACATCTTGCAATGCTTGTTCCGCTTCTCTGTTGTCAATTAAATCTGATGTGTTTGCTTGTTCTGCATCACTATAGGGATTTGCAAATGCATCGTAATATGTTTGATCCGAGGTAACATCTGTCCCACCCGTACCAGTATACGCACCTGGATCAGTATAAGGTATTCTGTTTACATTAGCGTCTTCACTAGACATGCTATCTATTCTATCTTGAACATAAGCGTCTTGCATACTGCGTAGAGGGATACCAGTGTCTTCTCTGTTACCCTCTCTTCCCATAAAAGCTGTTGTATTACCAAATGCATCATAATATGTTTGATCAGGGGCAAATGATTCAGCACCCTCCGATAAATCAAAAGGTTCTCCCCCAAGGCCAAACGCTATAGACGGATCATCTTCATACATACTGACGCGGTCTCCAAGTGGATCTAACGCATCATCTATAATTCTTTGTTGTGGATCGAATTGATTGGTAGTATTTGAGAAAGGTTTTGGTTTACCCATATTTGTGTTGAACCCTGAAAACCCTGCCGTAATTACGGGCTCCGTTTCAACCAGCTCAGATAAGGTCTTTTTTCCGGGGAGGGTTCCTATTCCTAAAGGCACATCTATTCTATTACCACCATCAAATGGAACTTGTACCCCCTGCGCGTTAAACTGAGGAGCAGGGTTGATAAAAGCATTTGGTTCGCCTCTTTGAGCAGAACTCAAGAATGCATTACTAGCGTATTTAGGAAACGTTCCTCGTTGGGCATCGGTTAATGGATTGTTTTGTACGAAAGTTCTTCCACTATTAATAGCATTGTAAATTGGATTATCGAATATGCCAGTGGTTTCTGTGGTACTACCATCAGTCGGACGGCGCACTGGTTTCATTCCTGAATTAAGGTTATTAGTCTCAGTGGTATCTTCGCTACCCGAGGCGTTAGATAAGGCACCCATCATGCCACCGCCACCAATATATTCCGTCAAACCTTGAAGTCCTTGGCCCGCCATACTCTCCCTCGAAGGATCATACTGCGGATAATAATTGTCGTCCTCTCCAGTAAGATAAGGAAGACCGGGGATCACGGCATTCGGATCATAAACCAATTGACCCGTGCCTCTTTCATCCATAAATCTATTAGGACCCATACCCTGAACCGTGCCGTCTTCAGCAAAATCCACAAGATCCATCAAAGACGTGTTTATATCTCCTTCTTGCGCGGCCCTAGAACCAGGGCCATATTTAGTCTCGCGACTCGCAGCACGGCGCATGTCTGTTAAAGAGGGCACACCTCTCAACCCATCAATCACATCTCTTGAACCGAAAAAGTTACCAGCTTGGTTGATCCCTCCGACAGTGTCTCCGTCAGCATTTAAAAAACTTGTGTCGTTTCGCGTGTATCCTATCCTGCCTAATTTGCTATCAATGTTTTCCGCAAAGGTGTCATCCATCGGAGCACCCGTGTCCGAGTACGTTCTGTCCGTAGGTCTACTGTCTAAATAGCTCCTCGCCGCAAGCTTTCCAGAATCTCTGTCCCTGAAATAATCTCTGGCATCTTTCGCCTTTGCGCCCTTGGTAGACGAAAACTTTTTTCTTATGGCTGCGTCTTCGGGGTTGTTTCCGCCGCCTTGATTGCCTGCACCCATCTTAAATGCTCCTATTCGCCCATTGTTTCTTGGAACCTGTCCGATGTGCAA